ATATTTATATTAAAGTTTGTATTAATATGAGAATTTATACTAAGATAAATGGTCAATTGAAAGAATGTATAAGCTATAATAAGAAACAGCTTAAATTGAGAGAGGTAACGAATACAGATGCAGTTTCCGCTTCTATTGGTAATAATGTTAAAACACCTACAGATGCAATTAACAATGCTGCTTCTACTCTTAATCAAAACCATAACGTAAATGATGTAAGCTTTCAACCTAATCAAGTTGATGGACAACAAAATACTAATACGGGAGAGGGGCAGCAAATAAATGTAGATGTTTCCAATAAAGCCGAAGCAATTAAACAAGTGACAGATGCCGCAAAAGACCCATCTAAGAAAGATGCTAAAATAGTAGCATATGACAGTAAAACGTCTCAACTTAATACAGTTGTTACACCTAAAGGAACAACTGGTAACGTTTCATTGGAAAACTCATCTTATAAAAGAAACGGAAAACTTATAGAAATGAGGAAAAATGCGGTTCGATTTAATAAGAGAGATTTGAATGAATATTTAAAATTATTATAATTTATTAATGTTAGATTATCAAGTAATAGCAGAAGAATACGCAAAGAGTTATGTAGACAAATCGAGAATATATTTTATTGAGAAATATTTATCAACGTTTAATGCAAATGTTGGAAAAAAATCTCAATTCTTATTGTTTCCACGACAGAAGGCATTTCTTCATAGTTTAGCAGACCATAAAGCATCTATTGCTATTAAACATAGACAGGCAGGTATTACTACTGTTTCGTCAGCTTGGATATGTGCTCAAATAGCACTTGCTGATAGTGAAAAACCAGAAACAATACTGTGTATTGGTAATAAATTAGACCTTGCAAATCAGCTTGTTACTAAGATTAGAGAGTTTCTTTTACAGGTACCAAGATGGTATTGGGGTGATGAATTTTATTCTCCAGACCCTAAATCTGAGAAAAACAAAAAAGATATATTTACCAAAAATAGTAAATCTGAACTTCAATTAGTTAACGGGTGCTCGGTATATGCAAGGTCTTCTGGAGAGAATGCAGCACGTGGTATTTCAGCTGTATCTATCTTAATTTTTGACGAGGCTGCCTTTATAGAAAATGGTCCAGCCGTTTATTCATCAGCTGTTGCTGCTACTTCATCTTATGGTGATAAATCTAAGATAATAATGGTATCAACACCAAATGGTAAGGATGAGTTGTATTATAATACCTATAGGCAGGCTTTAAGTCATGAGAATAATTATAACGCTGTAGAATTTAAGTGGTATCAAGATTTACGTTATAATAGATTCTTAAAATGGTATAAGAAAGACCCAGAAACTGGTGATAAAAAATGGATTGTAGAGCAAACCTTAGATGATAAAGGAACTGTAGAGTATAATGAAGAAAGGTGGAGAAAATTAGAGCAAGAAGGTTGGAAACCTACATCTCCGTGGTATGAGACTATGTGTCAGTCATTCAATAATGACTCTATGAAGATAGCTCAAGAGCTTGATGTATCTTTCCTTGGTTCTGCAGATAACGTAGTAGCAAGTGAATTTATTGAACAACAGAATACTTTAAATGTTATAGACCCATTACCTGACTTAAAAGACCCAATGGTAGACGATACTTGGTACTGGAAATCTCCTATTCCTGGTCATAGATATATTTTAGGAATAGACCCGTCAAGAGGTGTATCAGCCGATAGAACCGCCATAGAAGTCATTGATATGGATGGACGTGACGAGAATGGACAACCAATCATAGAACAAGTTATGGAGTACGTTGGAAAAAAATTAGGTGATGATATTGGTTCTATGGCTGTTTATTATGCAAAACAATATAACGATGCTTACGTTGTAGTGGATTGTACTGGAGGTCAGGGTGATGCTGCAATATTAACTATGATAAATTTGGGGTATAAGAATTTGCATTATGATGATGCTTCTCAAAAAACGTATACCATGCAAAATTTATCAAATTCAGAAAGTAAATATGTAGATAGATTACCTGGTTTTCATTTTCAAGGGAATAGATACCCAGTATTATCTAATTTTGCTGGACTTGTAAGAAATAATGAATTTAAGATACGTTCTGCACGTGTTATTAATGAACTTGATACGTGGATTTTTAAAGGCGAAAATGGACGTATGGACCACATGGACGGTGCGCATGATGATACCATTACATGTTTGGCAATGGCACTATTTGTTATGCAGTATTCACTAAGCAAAATAGAAGCATCTAAGCGTAAGGATAAAGCAATATTAAATTCTTATATGATGTCTAATAATTCGCAATTTAGTAGACCTGCAATGAGATATAGTAAGCCAGTAACACCTAATTCTGGATTACCAATTATGAATAATTCCTCACTTCCTAAGTCATCAAATAAACGAATAGGAGGGAATTTTATGTGGGTTTTTAGTGGCTTAGTTTAAATTTTATTCTCTTGATAAATAATTAATAATGTTTATATTTTATTAAAAATGTATGGCTAAAAAATTAACTGTTTTCCAGCAATTAGATAAAGCTATAACAGGCAACTGGAATAGTAATGATACAATGGCAAGACATGTCAATAATTATGATATGTCTGGAGATAATGTTATATATAAAACAGCTGATAAAGATAACTATGATAAGGTAAAACTTGAATTACAACAAAATAAATATCTTGAGAATAGATGGGTTAAAGCTAATGTTGATTTAGGTGTTTCAGCTTTTGCTGGACTTAACAATGTTAAACTCATGTATCGTGATGCAGATTTAATGGATTCATTTCCTGAAGTTGGTGCTGCATTAGATATTGTTTCTGAAGAGAGTTGTTTGCCATCTGATACTGGTAATATTGTAAATGTATATTCTAAATCTGATAGAATAAAAAGTATATTAGAAGATTTATTTACAAACAGACTTAATCTTCAATTGACAGCGCAAATGGTTATTCGTGGCATGTGTAAGTATGGAAATGATTTCATGATGCTTGATATTGACCATAAGTTAGGTGTTAAAGGTTGGAAGAGATTGCCAGTATTTAATGTAGAAAGAATTGAAAATGGAATAACAAATCCTTATTCAACAGGATATTCTACGGTGGCAGCAAATAATACAACTACTAATACCGACATGTCCACTAAATTTGTATGGTTGGACGATAGTCAATCACAGGTACCGTTTAGGGATTGGCAGATAGCACACTTTAGATTATTGACTAACTCAATGTATCTTCCTTATGGAGTTTCTTATTTAAATTCAGCTCGTAGACATTGGCGTATGCTTAGTTTAATGGAAGACATGATGCTTATTTATCGTCTTGAACGCTCTATTGAAAGACGTGTATATAAGATATTCGTCGGTGCTATTGATGATGCAGATGTTCCTGCTTATGTTGAAGAAATTGCTAATAACTTTAAGAGAACACCTATTATTGACCCAATGACAGGTCAAGTGGATTTGAGAAAAAATATTCTCCCAGTTCATAAAGATACGCCAATTCCTTTGTTGGATGGACGTACTATAACAATAGAGAATCTTGCAAAAGAGTACGAAAGTGGTAAAGAAAATTTTGTATATTCTGTACAAGATGACACTCACAAAATTGTACCAGGAAAAGTTGTTTGGTGTGGTAAAAACTACACTGCAGATAAATTATATCGTATAACATTAGATGATGATACATATTTAGATTTAGCTGGTGAACATGAACTCATAATGCGTGATGGTTCTAAGAAGAGAGCAGATGAAGTTAGCGTGGGAGAATGTGTTATGCCTTTCTACAGAGATGATACTGATTATGATAGAGTGTTAGATATTTCTTCTATGACATATAGAAATGTTTCTATTAATGAGTCAAGTAAAAATGAATCAGAACCTGTAGAAGTTATGAAATTATGCTATATCAGAAAAGTTGATATCATAGGTGGTGATGATGTGTATTGTATGACAGTACAAGGTCCTAATTGTGAAGAAGATAGACACAATTTCGCTATACGGTCAATCAATTCAGATAAAACTTGGTGTGAAAATGGATGTTTTGTTAGCAACTGTGTTGACCAAGATATCTTCATTCCTGTAAGAGACCCAAGTGCGCCAACTCCTATTGATACGTTGTCAGCAGCGCAGAATTTGACAGCTATGGATGATATCAAGTTTGTTCAGAATAAGGTTTTGACAGCATTAAGAATACCTAAAACATTCCTTAATTTTGAAGAAACAGCTGGAGACGGAAAGAATCTTGCTTTAATGGATATACGTTTCACGAGAACAGTTAATAGAGTTCAACAGGCATTCTTAATGGAGTTAACAAAAGTTGCTTCCATCCATCTTTTCTTGCTTGGATTTAGTGACGAGTTGACAAACTTCTCTCTCACAATGAATAACCCTTCTACTCAGGCAGAATCACTTGAGATTGATAATATAGAGAAAAAGATTACAGCCGTTAGAGATGCCGTTTCAGACCCTGGTGGTGGTATTCCAGTTATGTCCCAAGCACGTGCTTTAAAGACGATTATGAAATGGTCTGATAAGGATATTAAGGAAAATCTGGAAGAGATACGTCTTGAGAAAGGAATTTCCGCAGAACTTGAAAAAACAACTCAAATTATCAAGCGTACTGGTTTATTTGATACTGTTGATAGAATATATGGAGAACCTGGAGCAGAGTATATGGATGACCAAGCTCAACAAGGAGGTCCTGATGGTGGCATGGGCGGAGGTCCTATGGGCGGAGGTGGAGACTTCGGAGGAGGTCTCGATGCGCTCGGTTCACCTGGGGGAGATGAAATGGGGGATATTGGTGGAGAAGAAAGTTCGATACCAACAAGTGATATGGATAGTGAAGCTGGAGCGCCACCTGGAGGTGAAACGCCAGGCGAAGAAAGTTCAGATTCAGGAGGCACACCAATGGAATCACGTCATTTGAAAAAGCCTCTTATTACGGAAAATACTCTAAAGAAAATAAAGAATAGCAATAACAAAAAATTGGATATGTTATTCGAAGATTATCTTAAATGTATTGATAAGAAACGTAAAAAGGCAGAGGAAATTTCATTTGAACGAGCAAATATATATGACAAATCTCTATTGATTAATGAAGAGTTTGATAAAATGATTTCATCATTAGACGAAATGTTTAAAAATAATGAATAGAATAAGAGAGATGGTACTAAATTAGTATCATCTTTTTTATTTAAACTAAATCAATCATTATAGCCT